TCACTTGATACTTACTATCTTGTGATACTCCCGTTCTACCACATCTTGTCAAGAGTTAGTGGCTTTGCCACTTATCAACGAAGTTGACCGAAATGAAGCGAACCAGAGCGAAGCTCAGCGCAATGTAGGCTCTCTGACCATGTGATATAATGGGAGTGTTACGAGATAGTCTGTCCTCCGATACACAACGATTAGTGGTATCCTTCCTCTTGAATACTAAATACAGTGATGTGCTGAAGTGTCACCACGAATGTTCTTGACAACAATTTATCAATGATTACAATTATCCATCGGAGCCGAATAGAATAAAGGATTGACATGACAGATACTGATTTAACCGAGAAACAAAGAGCCTTAGTTGATACTATCGTAACAACAGGATGTAGCATAGTTGAAGCTGCAGTTAAGGCTGGATATAATACAAAAGTAAGTAGAGAGAGTGCTAGGGTAACAGCTAGTAGGACACTACGCATCCCAAAGGTACAAGACTATATGAAACGACAGATAGCTAATACCATTGGATTAGGTGCAGTAACAGCTAGTCGTAAGTTAGTGGAACTATCTGATAATGCACGAAGCGAGTATGTCCAACTAGAAGCGAGTAGAGATATACTAGATAGAGTAGGTCTACGAGCACCTGAACGAGTACAACATCAAGTCGATGGAAACCTAAAGGTATCGATTGATCTCAGTTAGGAAAATGAGATAGAATAGTTGCTGTACTACGAGGGGGTGGGGTTTAAAAACACAACGTATAACTACTGTGTGAACCCCTACACGCAATAGAGTGGAAAAAAAGCACATAAGAATGTGCATTGAAAATATATTTACTTCGTATAAAGTAAAAGTCTGACTTAAGTAGCTCTGATCTGGTTAAGATCGATAGCTCCTAGTACTAGGCAGAATATGAATTGGATAAAAAAAGCTATTAAGAAACCTGGCTCATTAAGAGCAACAGCGACAAGAATGGGTTTATTAAAAAAAGGTCAGACATTAAGTGCGTCTGATTTATCAACTATGTCCTCTAAAGCAAAAAAAACTGGTAATACAAAGTTAAAAAGAAGAATTGCTTTAGCAAGAACATTAAAGAAGATGAGGAAGTAATGGCTAAAAAAGGATTATACGCAAATATACATGCAAAGAGAAAAAGAATACAAGAAGGTAGTAAAGAAAAAATGAGAAAGGTAGGAAGTAAAGGAGCTCCTACTTCTGCTAATTTTAAAAGAGCTGCCAAAACAGCCAAAAAAAAATGACTGCTGCCTGGCAACGAAAAGAAGGCAAGAACCCTAAAGGTGGATTAAATGCCAAAGGTAGAGCTAGTTACAATCGTGAAACTGGTGGTAACTTAAAAGCTCCTACAAAGAAAAAAGGAAGTAAAAGAAGAAAGTCTTTTTGTGCTAGAATGAAAGGCATGAGAAAAAGACAGAAACCTAGTAACAATACTGGTCAAGATAGATTATCTAAATCACTTAGAGCATGGGATTGTTAATCTGTGCATTGAAAAAAATTTTTAATTCTTTTATAGTTTAAAGTTCACCCAAATTACTATAAACAAAAAGGAATGAAAATGACTATAGATGCTCTTATGCAAGATGTGCAATTATTAAAAGACGAAATAAAAGATGTTAAAGATATTAATAAGGTTCTAATTACTAAGTTAGAAAAAGCTTATGGAGATAGAGTAGAATTAAGAGCAGAAAATTTTAATATGAAAGATCAACTAAAAGGAGTTGCCAATGCCTAAAGTAGGAAAAAAAACATACAGCTATACAAAAGCTGGTATGAAGAAAGCAAAAGCTGAAGCAAAAAAAACTGGAGGAAAAGTTGTCAAGCAAAGCAAAGGTAAAAGGTACTAGAATAGAAAATGAAATAGTAGCTCTCTATAAGAAGGAGGGTTATGATGCTTACAGACAGCCAATGTCAGGAGCTATTGTTGGTTTTCCTCATGATGTAATTGTAAAAGATTTGCATGAGGGAACAAACATAGAAGTTAAAGCTCGTAAAAATGGCGAAGGATTTACTCAATTAGAAAGATGGAAAGGTAATTCTGATATTTTAATATTGAAAAGAGATAGAACTTCCCCTATGGTAGTCATGGATTGGGAGTTATACAAACAGTATTTACATGACATTAGACCAGAACAAACCACAAATAAAAATATTGACAGAGGAGGAGAAGAACCTCGAAAGATTAAAAGAAAAATATGGAACAGTGGGTGGCAAACTGGACACACAAAAGCCAAATTCCCAAAACAGACATTTCGACATAAGTCTACAAGACAGAAGAAGATTGAGGAAAGTAGTTAAAGCAGTACACTTTAAACATTATCCAACTCATATGGTTACTGATAAAGAAGCAGATAAATTAATAGAAGCTCTTGGTCCTAAAGTCGCTGAAGATATGATAGCTAAATATATTCAGTTGGGCGACATTGACTGATTTTTCTTATAAACCAGATGGTCAAGTACTAAAAGATTTTATGAAGTCTAATGACTTCTTTCGTGGACTACGAGGACCAGTTGGTTCAGGTAAATCAGTTGCTTGTTGTGTAGAAATATTTAGACGAGCCTTAGCTCAAGAAAAAGGTAAGGATGGTAAAAGAAAAACTAGATGGGCAGTTATTCGTAATACCAATCCTCAGTTAAAAACAACAACAATTAAAACATGGCTTGATTGGTTTAATGAAGCTGACTTTGGTTCATTTGCTTGGTCAGTACCTTACACACATAGAATATACAAAGGCGAAGTAGAAATGGAAGTTATATTTCTTGCTTTAGATCGCCCTGAGGATGTTAAAAAACTTCTATCGTTAGAACTAACTGGTGTATGGGTTAATGAAGCAAGAGAGCTTCCTAAATCAATAATAGATGCCTGTACTATGAGGGTAGGTAGATACCCTTCTATGCGTGATGGTGGTGCTACTTGGTATGGAGTAATTGCTGATACTAACGCACCAGAAGAAGATCATTGGTGGGCAATTATGGCTGGAGATGTACCAGTACCAGAACATTTATCAAGAGAAGAAGCTATTATGTTAGTTAAACCTGAAAACTGGTCATTCTATAATCAGCCAGGTGGTATGACAGAAATAATAAAAGAAAAAGTTTTACATGGATATGAACCTAATAAACTATCTGAAAACAGTAATAATTTAACTCCTAAGTATTATGAGAATATAGTTAAAGGTAAAACTAAAAGTTGGATAGATGTTTATGTAATGAACAAATATGGAACATTAGAAGATGGTAAATTAGTTTATCCTAGTTTTAAAGAAGAAGTTCATGTAGCAAAAGAAACAATACCAATAGCTAATGCTCCAGTTACAATAGGAATTGATTTTGGATTGACACCAGCTGCTGTGTTTGGTCAAAGACTTCCTAGTGGTAAATGGAATATAGTAGGAGAACTTGTTTGTTTTGATATGGGTATATCTAGATTTTCTGATTTACTACGAGTAGAAATAAATAAAAGATTTGGTAACTTAGATATAGAAATATGGGGAGATCCAGCTGGAGATTTTAGAGCACAAACTGATGAAAGAACTGCATTTATGGTAATGCGACAACATAATATAATTGCTAAACCAGCTCCTAGTAATGATGTATCTCTTAGAATAGAATCTGTAGAAACAACTATTAATAGATTAGTAGATGGCGAACCAGCTTTTCTTATTGATAAGAGCTGCATAAATTTAAAAAAAGGATTTAATGGTGGTTATCATTATAGAAGAATACAAACTTCAGGAGATAGATATGATGATAAACCAAATAAAAATAGATACTCTCATGTTCACGATGCATTACAATATTTAATGATGGGAGCTGGAGAAGGAAGAAAATTAATAGCTGGTAATAAAACTGGACATACCCATATAGCTAAACAAAAATGGGATATATTTAAAACTAAACCAAAAAAAAGCACATGGGATTTCCTCAGAAAGAGTGGTTAGTATATTTTTATGAAGCAAGTGGACACAATAAGTCTATTCGTTTTTTTAAAAAAGGATACAAACATTGTGGAGCTATTGGCTACTGTGTTGAAAAAGATATATGGATTATGCAAGAGTTTATTTATGGTAAGTATAATGTGGAAATATTAGAAGGTAAAGATGTTGATACTATTTTTAGATTTATTAAAAAAGTTAAAGGAAAAGTTTTAAAAGGAACTATGAGAGAAGATGTAAAGTTAGGATTACCAAGATTATTTAGTTCTTGGATTAAAGAACATTCATGTGTTAGTTATGTGCAAAGATTGTTAGGTATGACATATTTTTGGATATTTACACCATATCAACTCTTTTGTGCGTTGAAAAAACAAAAATTCTATGAAATAGAGTTATAATTATGGGAATATTTAGAGCTCCAAAGCCACCTCCTCCTGATCCTGAATTAGAAAAACAGATGAAAGAGAAAAGAGAAGCTGAAGAAAAAGAATTAGCTAAGAAAAAAGCAGAAGAAAAAAGACAAAAGAGAAGAAGGGAAAGAGGGCTTGTTGGTAGTCGTTCTTTATTTACTAAAGCTGGTGGTGCTGGTTTTTATTCTGAAGGAGAAATGAATTAATGGGTTCAAATAAAGGAACTAACTCAAGAGCTGGTGCTGGAGATAGGTCTAATAATCAATCAAATCAGGGAACACAACAAGTTAAAAAAGTATTAGGTATTGGTCAAGGTAATAAAGCAAATAATTTAAAAGGAAAAGACCAAGATTTTTATGGTTCTGAAGCTTCTAAAGCTACTGATGATTATTTAGTATCACAAAAAAAAGTTAAAGTAGGAAATTATTTTAAAAAAGTTGGGGGTGAATTTGTTAGAATAAGTAAAGCAGAAGGAGAAAAGTTATATGCTCAAGGCGACCCAAGTATAAGTCGATCAGTAATAGGTGATACAAAAAGTCAAAAATTAAAATATGGACAATCAAATTCAGCTATGGGTTCAGGCGACCCTACTGGTATTATGACTTCTATACAAATATCAGAGCCAATGTTTGAATCACAAAAAAGAACAAAAAGTCTTTTTTTAGGTGGAATGGCTATAATGGGGATGCCTTTAGCTGGTACTGCTTTTGCATATACTAATAGACCTGGCAATACTTATGATAATTATTTAAAAAAATTTTATTCAACTATGTCTAGTTCAGGAATACAATCATCTCAAAAAATTAATCAAACAACTGATAATGTTGTATCTAATCAAGATCAAGTAATAGATGCAAATACAGAAGAAAAAGAAATTTCTACTACAACTAAATTTAAAAAGAAAAAAGCTGGTCAAGGAGATGATCAATTAGCTAGTGCTAGATCATTATTTAAAAAAACTAGTCAAACAATTACTGGGAGTATGGTTTAATGTCTTATGAAATGCCTGATATAACTCCTAATGTTGGAGATACTGCAAATAGTGTAGCTACTTTTTTGAAAAGATTTAAAAAAGCAGAAGGAATAAAAGATTATTGGAAAGATAAATTTGAAGAAGCATATGAATATTGTTTACCTCAAAGAGAATCTTTTTATGAAGAAACACCAGGCGAAAGAAGAACTGATAAAATATTTGATGAAACAGCAGTAGTAGGAATACAAGAATTTGCTAGTAGATTACAAGCTGGTATGACACCTACCTTTGCAAGATGGGCAGATTTTGAAGCTGGAACTGAAATACCAGATGATTTAAAACCACAAATAAATGAACAGTTAGATGCAATAACTAGCTATGTATTTGAGATATTACAAAATAGTAATTTTAATACAGAAGTACATGAATGTTTTATGGACTTAGCTGTAGGTACTGGATGTTTATTAGTAGAAGAAGGAGATGCAATTAATCCAATTAAATTTAATGCAATACCTTTACCACGCATAACTTTAAACTCAGGACCAGATAATAGAATAGATCAAATTTATAGAACACGATATGTTGATTATGAAGATTTACAATCAATCTATCCTAAAGGAAATATACCTTTTGAAATAATGAATAAGGTTAGACATACAAAAACAAAATGTACTGTTGTTGAAGGTGTTATGCGTTTGTATGATGAGCCTAATGTAGAAAAATATAAATACTGTGTTGTACTTCCTAAAGAAAAAATAATGATAGAAGAAAAAGAATTAAAAGGTAATGCTTCTAATCCATATTTAGTATTTAGATGGAACAAAGCAAGTGGCGAAGTTTATGGTAGAGGACCAATCTTTAATGCAATGGCTGCAATTAAAACTACTAACTTAACTGTAGAAATGATTTTACAAAATGCACAAATGTCAATTAGTGGTATTTATACTTTTGAAGATGATGGTGTAATTAATCCTGATAATATTCAACTTGTTCCCGGTAGTCTAATTCCAGTATCGCCAGGCAGTAGAGGTTTAGTTCCTTTAAATGGAGCTGGAGATTTTAATGTAGCTCAATTAATATTATCTGACATGAGAACAAATATTAAAAAAGCTCTATACATGGAAACTTTAGGTAGACCAGAAGGTACACCAATGTCAGCTACAGAAGTTGCAGAAAGAATGGCAGACCTATCAAGACAAATAGGTTCTTCATTTGGTAGATTACAGTCTGAGTTTGTAACTCCATTACTTCGTAGAGTAATTAGAATATTATCTAAACAAGGTAGAATAGATATTCCTAGTGTAGATGGAAAAGAAGTAAAAGTAGTACCTCGTTCTCCATTAGCTAAAGCACAACATCAACAAGATGTAGCAGATGTAAGTAGATTTAATGAAATTATTGCTATGACATTTGGTCCACAAATGTTGAACATGATAGTTAAACAAGATGAAGTAGCTAAGTATTTAGCTGAAAAAATGAACTTACCTGAAAAATTAATTAGAGATGCAGCTGAACAACAAGAATTAGCAAATCAGTTGCAAAACATGGCTCAACAAGGTAGTATGGGTGCAAATGAGTTGGAACAGCCTCAAGGATAAAAAAAAACCAAAAGAAATTTCGGTTGAAGAAAATAGAATTAATAAATTATATGCTTCTGTTTTTTCTACTGATGCTGGTAAGGAAGTTTTAACACATTTAAAATCAATTACTGTAGATTCAGTAAGTGGTCCAAATATAGAAACCAATCAATTATTTCATATGGAAGGTTCAAAATTTTTATATGCAATAATACAAAACAGAATAAACAAAGGAAAAGAAAACAATGGCTGAAGATAATGGGCAACCACAAGAACAACAACAAGAACAAGCAAGTAGACCAGAATATATATCAGAAAAATTTTGGGATACTGATAGAGGAGAAGTTAATATTGAAGCATTAGGTTCTTCTTATAAAGCATTAGAATCTAAACTAGGACAACGAACAGAAGAATTAACAAAATCTATTCGTGAAGATTATGAAAAGGAAAGATTAGGTAAAGTACCTGAATCATATGAACTTCCTACTCCTGAACTTCCTGAAAATGTAGATGTTAATTTAAGTCCTGATGTACCTATGGTTCAATGGTGGCAAGAATTTTCTAAATCAAAAGGTTTATCACAAGATGATTTTAATGATGGAATTAAAGCATTTGTAGATAATGCTGTAGCTGATATACCTAGTCAAGAAGATCAAATAGCTGAATTAGGCGATAATGGTAAAGCTAGAATAGAAGCTGTTGATTTATGGGCAAAGAAAAATCTTTCTGAAACTGCATATCAATCTGTTTCAAACATTGCAACAAGTGCTGATAATGTTAAGGTTTTAGAAGAAATAATGGGATTAACAAAAGATTCTTCTATTCCTAGTTCTGATACTGCTATTGATGTAAATGCTAGTGAAGATGATTTACGATCTATGATGAGAGATGCTCGTTATTGGGATGATACTAGGAGAGACCCAGCATATGTAAATAGAGTTACAGCTTTATATGAAAAAAAATACGGAACTACTCCAGCAAAACTTTAATCTTAAAATAAGTTATCAAGATGTTCTTGTAGAAAAAGATAAAGCAACATTTTCTAAACCTTCTGATTCATATGGCGAATTTGACCATAGGAAAAATTCTATTACGATTCAGGAGGATTTATCTAATTTAGATTATTCATGTACTTTAATACATGAGGTACTTCATGCAATAGCATACTATTATAATTTAACACAATCAGGACAACCTTTAGATGAAGAAAATAAAGAAGAAGTAGTTATCAATGCACTTTCTAATGGTTTAGTAGCAACACTTAAAGAAAACCCTATACTTTTAAAAATATTAGTTGAAAAACTTAAGAATGTGCGTTGAATTAAAATAAATTTTATGAGATAGAATACACAAGCCCTTTTTTGTGGGTATTTGTGCCTATGATATCTATGGACAACACAAGGAATACATAAAAGACAAGCGAAACAAACTTTAAATTGAAAGGATAATATAATGGCTAGTTCAATTACTAACGCATTTATTACGCAATTTGAAGCTGAAGTCCACATGGCATATCAACGCATGGGGTCAAAAATGAAGAATTTAGTTAGAAATGTTAATGGAGTTACTGGTTCAACAGTTACTTTTCAAAAACTAGCTAAAGGTTCTGCAACTACAAAAGCAAGACATGCTGAAGTAGTAGCTATGAACAGCGCACACAGTAATGTGTCTGCTTCTTTAAGCGACTTTTATGCAGCTGATTATGTTGATAAACTGGATGAGCTTAAAACTAATATCGATGAAAGAGGGATTCTTGCTAAAAATGCAGCTTATGCATTAGGTAGAAAGACTGATTCAATTATTATTGATATTATTACTGCTGCAACTTCTATAGCGGCAAATGTTTCATTTGGTGGTACAGCTTCTGCAACTGGCATGACTTTGATTAAAGCTCAAAACATGCAAACTGTTTTCGGAAACAATGATGTTCCTGATGACAACCAAAGATACTGGGCATTAGGCCCAACCCAATATGGTGAACTATTAGCAGTTAATCAATTTGCTAATCAAGACTATGTTGGTCCAGCTGATCTTCCATTCTTAAGTGGCGAACAAACTGCTAAAAGATGGATGGGATTCTTAATCTTTACTCACTCTGGTTTAACTAAAACTGGTAACGACAGAAAAACTCTAGCATGGCATAAGTCATCTTGTGGTTTAGGTGTTGGTACTGATGTGAGAACTGAATTGAATTACATTCCTGAAAAAGTAGCACACCTTGTTACTTCTATGTTAAGCATGGGTTCAGTTTTAATTGATGGCGATGGAGCTAGAGTACAGCTCTGTACAGAATAAGAAAGGAGAAATATTATTATGGCATATGCATTAGCAAACCCAATTAAAAAAATCTCCCAATCAGGAGATGAAAATTCTCTCTGGTATTATACTGACGGAGATGCCAAATCAACAGTAGTTGCTTCTGGTTACTTTAATCTATCATACCAAGAATTAAGCATTGGAGATGTAATCCTTTGTTCTATTGGTGTAGGTGGAACGCATGAAATGGATGTTATCACTGTTACTTCAGCAACTGGAGCAACAACTGTAACAACTGTAGCACTTGCGTAACTGATATTAATTTGGTGGGGGAATTTTCCCCCATCATAAAACAATTAAAATATGGCAGTAACAAAAGTAGATATAGCAGCAAGAGCTTTAATTATGATCGGTGCGCAACCGATTTCGTCATTTACAGATGACAGTACAGAAGGATTAGTAACAAATAATATTTATGAAGAAATTGTAGAAGCTAGTTTAACTAGAACTAGATGGAGATTTGCTACTGGGCAAAAACAATTATCTTTATTAACAGCAACTCCAGCTGGTAGATATGAATATGCATATCAAATTCCAACAAATCCACAAGTTTTAGAAATATGTACAGTTACTTGTAATGATGTTGTTTTGCCTTATTCACGATATGAAGATATGATTTATTTAAATGGTTATGGTTCTAACTCAACTGTAATTATGGATTATATTTTTAGACAAGACGAAAGTAATTTTCCTCCCTATTTTCGTCTTGCCTTAGAATATAAACTAGCTTCAATCTATGCTGGAGCTGTTGCAAGAGATGCTGGTATGATTAAACAATTTGATGATTTAGCTGAAAGACAATTTATGAGAGCTAAAAATATAGCTTCACAAGAAACAACATCTAAACAACTTGCTACTAGCAGATTTATTGAAGAAAGAAGATCAACTAGATCAAGTGGTTTTGGATTAAATGGCTAGACAATTAAGAACAGTATTAACTAATTTTTCTTCAGGAGAACTTAACCCTCTTTTAGCAGCTCGTACAGATGCCAAAGCATATTTTGATGGAGCTAAACAATGTCGTAATTGGTATCTTTTAGATGAAGGTGGAGTTATGCGTAGACCTGGCACTGAGTATAAAAATACTTTTAGTACAAGAGAAACAAGAATAATTCCTTTTATATTTTCTAATGATGAAGTAGCAATATTTGCATTATCAAATAATAGATTAGATGTTGTAGATAGTGATGGAGCTGATGTACAAACAAATATAACTTCTAATTGTAATTGGACTACTGCACAGTTATTTGAATTAAATTATGCTCAGTTTGGCGATACTGTATTTATAACACATAGAGATAATCCTATTATAGAAATTAAAAGAACTTCAGCTACTAATTTTACTGTAAGTTTATTTGCTTTTGAGGATGATGATACTGTTACTGTAAACAGTATTAATAAAACCACTCAACCATTTTATAAATATGCTACTAGTACAACTACTGTAACTTTATCATCTCATGCAACTGGAACTGGAAGAACATTAACTGCTAGTGCTAATTCTTTTACTAATGCTTATGTTGGTACATATTTAACAGTAAATGCAAAACAAGTTTATGTTACTGGATATACCAGTGCTACTGTATTAACTGTAACTGTATTAGAAGATACTGTTTCTGTTGGTCCTCATGTAGATTGGGAAGAACAATTAATATCTGCTATTCAAGGATTTCCTCAAGCAGTTACTTTTCATGATAATAGATTATGGTTTGGTGGTATTAAAAATAAACCATCAAGTGTTATTGCTAGTCAAATAGGAGGATATTTTAATTTTGCTTTAGGTACTGGTTTAGCTAATGAAAGTATTAATGTAGCTATTGCTGGAGATAGAGTTAATGAAGTGCGACATCTTATTAGTTCTAGAAATTTATTAATATTTACAGATGGTGGAGAGTATTATTCTCCTTCTGCTTCTGATACAGCCGCTATTACTCCTAGTAATATAGCTTTTAGACGACAAACACCTTATGGATGTAGTAGAGCTAATCCAACTATATTTGATGGAGCTACTGTATTTTCTCAAAAGAATGGTAAATCAGTTAGAGAATATTTATATTCAGATAGTCAAGCAGCTTATTCTTCAGAATCTATTTCAGTATTATCTTCTCAATTAATTGATAATCCTAAACAAATAGCTATGATAACTGGTAATGATACAAGACCAGAACAGTTTGCTTTTTTTGTTAATAGTGGTTCAGTAAGTAATGGTAAGATAGCAGTCTTTCATAGTATAAGAAATGAAAAAATAGCTGGATGGACAATGTATGAAACAAGATCAGGAGATTTTTTTCATAGTATGACAGCTGCCAATTCTAATTTATTTGTAGTATCTAAAAGACAAATTAATGGCACAACTACTTATGCTTTAGAAAAATTTGCTGATGATGATAGTACAACACTTGATTGTCAAACTTCTTCTGTTGTTTATCAAAAAGGTAGTCCAAAAGTTAATGGAGCAAGTCAAGCAACTAATCAAAAGTTTTTAATTGTTGATGGATTTACAACTGCTCCACAAGTTTTAGAAACATTTACTATTGCTGGTAATACTACAAAATATACTATTACAGCAGTTACAACTACTTCAAGTGGACATACTTTAACTTTAGATCAAAATTTAGCAGCAGTTCCTTCAGATAATGCAGTAATAACTATAGTAGATGGATATATTCATACTGTTAATGCTATCTATGGGCAAATTAGTGTTAATGCAGTATTTGGTAATTCTTCTTTAGGAACATATACAATAGATGCAAATAATAGAATAACACTTAATGCTAGTTCTGTTTCTCCTAGAGCTACTGGAGTAAAAGTAGGATTTAATTATACTCCTATATTAGAAACTATGCCTATTGATAAAGAAATAGATAGTGGTCCTTTGACTGGTCAACCACGAAGAATTACTAGATGTATTCTTGATGTAAATAGTGCATTGGATGTAAATGTAAAAGCTGCTAATAATAGCGCATATGAATTATTAATTACCCCTTTAAATTTTACAATAGGTAGTGATATGGTAGCAGTAACTGGAAAAAAAGAATTTAACTTTTTAGGGTATAGTAAAAATCCAACAATTACTGTATCACAAAACGACCCTTTACCATTAAAGGTATTGGCGATGGCAATAGAATTGCAGTTTGTGTAGGATAATATGGGTGTAAGTGCAGCAACAATGATGATGGCAAGTACAGTAGTTAGTGCTGCTGGAACATATCAACAAATACAATATCAAAAAGCAGCAAATGCTAGAGAAAGAACTCGTTATGAAAGAGAATCAAAGATGGCTCAAATAGAAGCTATTGAACAAGAAAATCTTAGACGAGATATGTTAAATCAAACATTAGCAAACAATATAGCTTTTCAAGCTGGTGCTGGTTACTATGATGATAGTAGAAGTTTTCTTAATATAAATCAACAAGCTAGAATTAAAGGAGCTAAAGATATTAAAAATATAAAATTAATGGGATTAAGTGTTCAACAAAAATATAGAGATCAAATGTTTGAAAATGATGTTGCATTAAAAGCAGCTGTGTTTGGTGGATATACTTCTATTATAACTGGATTAACAAGTGGTTATGCAGATTACAAATGGAATAAAACACCTTCTAAAAAATCTTTTGCTGTTGATTATGAACAAGCATATGGAAGTGGGGAATAATGGTTCTTAAAGTAGGAGAAAGAAAAGTTTATACTACACCATCATCATTAGCTAATAGAATGGGTGTTGTTAAAGGACAAACTGGAGATGGTTTTGCTTATGCTGCTGATGCTATTGCAAAAACTATTGATGGTTTTGCTAAAAGACAAGCTGTAGTAGAAGAAGAAAATTGGAAAAATGATTTTAAATTAAAAACTTATCAAAGTTTAAGTAAATTTGCGAGAGAAAATCCTGATAGTCCTACTGACTATATGGCTCAATCATCTAGTTATATAGAAACTTCTTTATCTGAAGCTCCTGATAAATTTAAATCATGGGCTAAAAGTTATGCTGGTATGATGTCAGCTCAAAATTTTAATGGTATTTCTTTAAAAAGTATTAAGAAAAAACAAATACAAGCTGTTACATTATTTAATGAAAGTTCATCTAGTGAAATAGCTGATATGAATGATTTAATATTAAATACAAATGCTAGTGATAATTTATTAGATTATGAAAGAAAGTTAGTTGAAAGTAAAGATGACTTTAAAGGTTTATATCCTAACTTTACTACATTGTTTGGAGAAAATATTTTACCTAGAATTTCTGAATTAGTTACTTCTTATACTAAATTATATAATAGTTTAGACCCTAGTTTTATTTCACAAATGGATTCTCCTGAAGAATACATGCGTAAATTAAAAATAGGATTTGAACAAAGTAGAGTTATAGCTGATGATAAACAATTATTAGATCAAGCTATTGCTTTAGAAAAAGAAGGTTTTATTGGAAGTAAAGTAACTGGTTGGTCATCTATTGGAGCTGTAGATAAAGCATTAGCTTTAATAGGAGAAAAAGCAGAAAATTATTTATTTGAACCTGATGGTGGAGATAGTGATGGTCCATTTGTATTTAGAGATACTACACAAGAAGAAAGACAAAAAATTAAAGAAGCTAGATTAGATTGGGCAACTAAATATGGAAATGAATTTAAACAAGCAGAAGATACATTAACTAATATAGAATCAGCTAATATAAAATTAGCAGTTAGTAGTAGTAGTAATTATGATGTAGGAGCTTTAAATGATGCAAGAACTGATTGGAGTATGGAAGAATATAATTCTTATATACAAGAAAATTTTTATGGAGCTAGTGCAGAACAATTATCTGTTTTAAATAATGCTTATATTGAAGGACAAATAACTAGAGAAGCAATTAAATTAAATGATAGTTTTGATACAACTGTTGGAAGTATTAGTATGCAATTAAATACTATGGGTATTAATGTAACTAGTGAAAAATTATCACAAATAAAATTAAATATAATTAATTCTAAAATGGTTGGTTATATGAAACAAATAGATCCACAATCAAATGGTATATTTAATCCTAATGCTTTTAATATTAATACTATTGTTATGGAAGCTGGAGATGGACCAGTAGTTATAGATAATTTATCAGCTTCTTTTCAAGCAGCTATTAACTTAGCAAGTGCAGAAGGAATTATACATCCTCAATTAAAAAATATGATGAATACTGCAACAAGAATAAATACAAATGATTTATCAGATGTTAATCAATTATATAAATTAGCAGAAATAAATAATCAATTAACAACTCGTTTTGGTAGTTCAGTAAATTTAATGGATACTATAACACAAGATGCTCTAGAAATATTTTGGAATGATGTAAGTAATAAGCCAGATAATATAGATTTAAAATTTTATGCTGATAAATATCTATCTATTATTAATCCTGATGCAACTGATTATGATGAAAAAAAAGCTCGTCTTGTCACTATTATGGAAACTAAAGGATTAGATTTTGCACAAATATTAGAAACAGAATTTGTAGCAGAAGAAGTATTTAGATTTATGACTGGTTCATCAAAATTAGAATTAGTACCACAAGATATTAAAGATGCACAATTTTTATTACAAAATACAGAAATAAAAGAAGTATTTAATGAATATGTATATGAATATTTAATTGCATTTAATCCTAAACTTACTGAAATTGTACCATCTAAATTTGAAGCTACTGGTTTTTTTGATATTGGTAATTGGTTTAAAGATGGAAATGAAGCTGGGCAACAAGGTGTTAAAGCTATTCAATATGCAATAAAAAGATTAGGTCAAGAAGGATATGGGAATGACTAAACAATTAGAAATTACTAGATACCCAGTTTATACTACATATGGAAAAATGGGTTTATCACAAGATGATATAGATACTGATACTGTATATACTATACAAAAAAGATTAAGCTCTATGTCTGATGCAGAAAAATTAGCATTAAATATAACTGATGAAAAATTATCAAGTGTTAATTTATTTCAAATGTTAGAGAATGGTCATATTAAATTAGATTATAATAAACGAAGTAAGCCAGGACAACCTAGTTATAATATTAGTATGGATTTAGAAAGAGATGGTATTTTTAGTTCTATACCAAATCCTTTAAATCCTGATGCTTCTTTTATTCCTGAAA